ATTACAAAATTGTAATATAAAATATTTCAAAAATACTATTGACATTGACCATAGGTTAGGTGTATAATGACCATAGTTAAGGGAAACAACCTTAATCAAAGTAACTAGCAAAATTTGCACCTATGCGTTAAATAGGAGAAATGAGGTATTATTATGAGTAGATTATTAACAATAGGAGAAATTGAAGAAATGAGTGTAGAAACATTAGAAAAGATGTTATCATTAGGACAAAAGGAAACATTATCTAAAATGAAAATTACTACAGAACAATTTTTAGATAGCTTAAAAGATGAGGCAACATTATCAGGTTTAAATGAAAATGATGAATTCATAACTATATCACAACATATAACACATATACAAGAAATGGATAAAATAGCTAATGGATATGAACCTGATGAAAAAACAGTAGAACAACAATATCAAGATACAGAAAGTGTAAAAGAAACATCATTAGCAACACAAAACATAAATAATCAACTTTCAGAATTTTCAAACGATGGTTTCAATGGAAATATATCAAGACCTGATATATTAACAAATATAAAAGATAAAAAATTAATATTCAACTTAGGAAAGCATGTTGATAAAAAATTGAATGATTGTGTAGGTCAAGAAATTACAATAGATAAAATACTAATTAAAAAATATGTTAAACCATTAGATACACCAATATATGACGCACAAACAGGTGAAATATTAGCAGATACAAAAACATCAATGTCTGTTGTAATTGTAGATAAAGATGGTACAAGTTACGCAACAGGTTCTAAAACATTTGGTTATGCTTTAATCAATGCTATATATGATTTTGGAAATGAAATTAATGGTTTAAAAATTAGAATAATAAAAACATTAAGAAGTGGAGCACAAAATCAATCACTTGATTTTGAATTAGTATAATAAATTATAAAGGAATGATGTCAAAATGGCTAAAAAGAAAAGTGATAAAGAAATAGAATTAATGTTAGAAATGAGGCAACTTGCAAGAGAGGCTAATAAAAGATTGAAAAAAGTTGAAAGTCAATTTCGGTAAAGATACATGGGCATCAAGAAATTTAAGGCAAAGGCTTGAGTCTGAAAAGGCCCAAACCTTTACTAAATCTGGTAGAGTTAGCATGAGGGAGAATATGTCAATACCGCAGATGAGAGCAACTATAAATGCAACAAAACAATTTTTAAATTCTAAAACAAGTACAGTTGAGGGTATAAAAGAAACAAGGGAAGCAGTAAAAAATTCTATGAGTACATCAGCTGATATTACATATTCAACTGCTGATGTTATTCAAAGAATATGGGAAGATAAAAACATAACAAAAATACCTAAATATATTAAGGGTTCTGATTTTATAAATTTTATTGGTACTACATCTGAAAGAGATAACAATATTAAAAAATCTATAAAAAAAGGAATAAATGAAAAAGGTGAAAAATTTAAGGAAACTGATGAACAATTTGAAGAAAGATTATTAAAAGCAAGACAAGAAGAATTTTTACAATCATTAAAAGAATATGTAAATAGTCCACGGAAGTGATGAAGAACTAAAAGAAGAAGCTAAAAGAATACTAGAAAAATATTTTAATTAGAGGTGATGTTAAATGATATATTGGACTGATTACACACGGTCATTGTGGTGATATTCAGGGAATACGAAAAAAAGTTGATAATACAATATATACATTTGACATTGAAACAACATCATATTTTATTTTGAATAATAAGTTTTATCATGCGTGGCAATATGAAAATATATCTGAAGAAGAAAAAGAACAATGTGAATTTCGTTCTTGTATGTATATATGGATGTTTTCAATCAATGATAGGGTTTATTACGGACGAAATTGGTCTGATTTTAAACTTTTTATTAATACTATATATTCTTATATACCTGAAAGAAAAATTTGCTTTATTCACAATTTAGCGTTTGAATTTCAATATTTAAAAAGTGTTTTGAATTTTGATTCAGTCATGGCAAGAAAAGCACATAAAGTTATGAAAGCAATTTGTAGTACTTACAATTTTGAATTCAGGTGTAGTTTATTTTTGACTAATTGTGCATTGAAATATATACCAAAAACTTATAATTTACCAGTTGAAAAAATGGTAGGTGACTTAGATTATACTAAAATAAGACATTCATTAACAAAGTTGACTGATAAAGAATTACGGTTATTGTGAAAATGATTGTTTAGTTATATACTACTATATAAAAAGAGAATTAGAAAAATATGAAAGAGTTGATAAAATACCATTAACATCAACAGGTCATGTAAGACGCGAACTAAAAGAATTAGTATTAAAAGATTATGCTTATAAGCGAAAGGTTAGAAATGCGGTAAATACAGATCCCCATGTATATAATTTATTAGTACAGGCATTTGCAGGACGGATACACCCATCGGAAATTGGATATATTGTGATACTATAATGGAAAATGTGGATAGTTGGGATTTTTGTTCAAGCTATCCGTATTGTTTAGTGACACACAAGTACCCCGCTACAGAATTTAAAAAATGCAATATAACAAGGGCTGAAAGAATGTCAAATCGTTTTGCTTATCTGTTAGTTGTAAAATTTAAAAATATAAAATGTAAATATTTTAATACTTTTATATCACGTAGTAAATGTACATCTATAAAAAATTCTGTAGATGATAATGGTAGAGTAATGCAAGCTGAAGAACTAACAATAACATTAACTGATATTGATTTTAGATTTATATTAGATACTCATAAAGATATATACGAAGATAAACCTGTAGAATATGAAATATTAGAATGTTATTATTCTAGTTATAATTATCTACCAAAACAATTTATAGAATTTGTTTTACAAAAATATATAGATAAAACAAAATATAAAAATGTTGAGGGAAAAGAAGTGGAATATGCCATCAGCAAGCGGTCTGTTTAATAGTTTGTATCGGAATGTCGGTAACCAATAATATCAGAGATGAAGTAGTATTTTATAATGATGAAGAAAAAATAAATCATGATAATAAAACATGGGACGAAGTAAAATTGACAAATGAAGAAATTATTGATAAATTAAATGATGAAAAGAAAGCTAGTTTCTTATCTTTTGCTTATGGTGTATGGGTTACGCGGATATGCAAGAAATAATTTACTTAGAAATGTTATAAAACTTGACGATTATGTAATATATTGTGATACAGACAGTATGAAATTAGCTGAGGGTTATGATAAAACTGTTATAGAAGATTATAATAAATTTGTACAAGGAAAAATTAAATATGTTTCAGAACAGTTACAAATTGATATAGATAAATATAAACCTAAAGATGTTGATGGAATTGAACACATGCTAGGTTTATTTGACTTAGACGCACACTATGAAGTATTTAAAACTTTACGGTGCTAAAAAATATGCTTATTATAAATATAAAAAATTATCTAAACTAAAAGATACAGATAATGTTATTAGTAAAGATGATGAAAAAGCATTAGTATTAGAAATAACAGTAGCAGGTGTACCAAAAATTCGGTGCTAAGGCATTAAAAAGTATAGATGATTTTAAAGACAATTTTGTATTTCAACATAAAGATACAAATAAAAATTTATTGATGTATTGTGAAGAACAACAACCGTTTACATTAGTTGACGAAGATGGTGTTGAGTTTGAAGTAACAGATAAATCAGGTTGTTGTGTTATACCATGTACTTATGTGTTAGGAAAATCAGAGTTCTATGCTGAAAGTATTGATGAAGATAGTTCGGCAAGGGCTATATATCAAGAATAAAAAAAGGGGTGATTAAATGTCAAAAGAATTAGAATTTATAAAAAATTTTAATAAGATAACAACATCAGGAATTTGTAAAGATAAAAAAATAGATATGTCAAATATGTATAAGAGAGATAATCATCAAAGTGCTAAAATAGTAAAACATGAAATAGAAAAGCAATATACAAAAATATTAAATGATTGCTATAATTTAGAAAGTGGTGATGAATAATGTCAACGCAAGTATATTATACAAATAAAAGAATTAAAAAAGAAAACGCAGATTTCAACCTTATATATGGTGAAAAATCAAACGGAAAATCTTATAGCTTGAAGCATGAAGAAGCTATATTACATTATTTAGAAACAGGTAAAAGATTTATACTACTGCGTAGATGGGTTGCTGATATAACAAATTTATGGATTGAACAATACTTTTCAGATGTTGATGTAGCAAGATTAACAAACGGAAAATATAATTGTATATCAGTGTGGAAAAAAGTTGTATATTTTGCTATATATGATGAAACAACAGGAAAAGTAAAAAGACATGAAAAAATAGGTTATGTTTTAGCATTATCTACAGAACAACATTATTCAGGTGCTTCATTCTTAGATGTTGATAGTATTATATTTGAGGAATTTATGGAAAGAGGTTCGTATATAGCACATGAACCTGATAAACTAATGATATTATATTCAACTATAGATAGAAAAAGAGGTACTACTAAAATGTGGCTTGTAGGTAACTCTATATCTCAAGTATGTCCGTATTTTAAAGCATGGGGCTTAGATAGTATTTTTAGAAAATTGAAACAAGGTGAAATTGCAACAAAAACAATACACAATGAAGCTAATGATGTAAAAATAGCAATAGAATATTGTCAAGCTTCAGGTGGAAAAACTATGGCAATAGGTAATGCTTCAAAAATGATTGATAAGGGTGGTTGGCAAACAACCCCCCAACCTCATTTACCTAAGAGTTATAAAGAATACAAGGCGACATTTCGTTTTGTTTTTCAATATCAAGGTTTTAGATTTATATGCGAATTTTTAAAAGATAAAACAGAACCTAAAAGTTGTTGGTTTATATACCCTAAATATACAGATATAAAAAAGAAAACCATAGTATTTTCAGATGAAATTGATATTAGTAAATATTGGCAAAGAGATATTTACAATCCTACATTTAAAAATAAAAAACTACAAAAATTATTTGTTGACACATTCAGAGAAACAAATATTTTTTATAGTGATGACTTATGCGGTGCTAATTTCAAACAAGTTATAGACTTTTCAATAAGAAAATGATAAAATATAAAAAAATGAAAGAGAGGTTGAAAGATGGCAGACAGAAACAGTCAAATAATAATATGTAAAAATATAAAATTAGATAGAAATTATAATAATGTTTTAAATTATACTGAAGCACAAATGCTTTCATTGTGTAGAGCTAATCAAGTAGCTTCAGCAAGTAATTATTCATTTATTAGAGAAAGAGGAACAATCAAAACACATTTTTCTTATAGTCAATGTCTACAATCTAATTATATAGCTTTTCAAAATCCAGACTATTCTAATAAATGGTTTTTTGCATGGATAGATAGTGTTGAGTACAAAAGTGATGGTTGTGGTGAAATTTCTTTTACTATTGACGAATGGTCAACATGGTATGAAAAATTAGTAAAAAAACCATGTTGGGTTGAGAGAGAACATGTTGCAGATGATACAATAGGATTGCATACATTAGATGAAAGTTTAGCATGTAATAATTATCAAGTTAGAAATGTTACAGTTGACAGTTTATACTTACAAGACCCCTATATAGTAGTAATGAGTACTTATGATTTAGAAAATGATAAAAATATGCAAGGTGCTACTATATGGAATGGTGTTGTTACTGGTGCTGAAGCATATATATTTAGATTTAAAATAAGTCAAAATGTTAGAGGTGTTATGGATTTTGAAAGATTTTTGATGATGTTAAATGCTAAAGATAAATTACAAGCTGTACAAGGTATTTATGTTGTGCCTAGTGCAGTTTTAGGTTTAGAACCTCCTGATGGTAATTTATTACAACCTCATACTGCTACAATTACAGAACCAACAGGTCAAATGACAACACAATATTATAAATTAGATGGTTTTACATTTAATCCAAAAACTTTTACAACTGAAATACACAATTTATATCAAGATTTATCATATCAACCTAAAAATAATAAGTGCTTATGTTACCCATACCATTACTTGTTTGTTACTAATAATTGTGGAAATGGTAATATATATAAAGGTGAATTATTTAGTGATAGAAATAATATAGAATTCTCTAATCAATTAGTTATGTCACCACGGTGTATCAGGTAGAATTGCACCACTTAATTATAAAGGTAGTTCTTATAATTATGATGAAAGTGTACCATTAGGTAAATTTCCTACTTGTCGGTTGGTCAAATGACCAATATATAAATTGGTTGACACAAAATGCTATAAATGAACCTACTAAAATATTAAATAATTTGTTAGGTATGCGATCATCATATAATAGTGCAAGTGGAAAGAAAGCAACAAATATAGATATAGCAAGTGGTGGTGTAGGTGTTGTTTCAAATGTAGCTAGTATAATAGGTGATTTTTACTCAGCTAGTTTATTACCATCAATTTCAGCAGGTTCTAATGTAGGTGATGTAGGTTTTTCAACATATTCATTAAGATTTGACTTTTATAATATGATATTAAGAGATGAAGAACTAAAAATCATAGATGATTATTTTAGTAGATTTGGTTATAAGGTAAATTCTTTAAAAATACCTGAATTTAATAGTAGAACTTATTGGAATTATATAAAAATTGTAGATGGTGAAAATATTGGTTATGGTGAAATTCCATCAAAATCATTAGATATAATAAATAAAATATGTATAAATGGTGTGACAATATGGCACAATCATGCAAATATTGGTAATTATAGTTTAAATAATTCAATAGTACAATAAAAAAGAGAGGTATAAACCTCTCTATTTAATTTTCTATAGTTCCAAAAGATTTCCATACTCCTGGTGTACCACTTTCAATACAAACCCAACCTATAGGTTCATTAGATTGTGGATTGCTATTTATAATAATATCATTTTTTATCCAATTTCCTCTAGATGGTTTGTATTCTAATTTGCCTTTTGTATTTCCTTGATAGTTATTGTCTTTTTCCAATATCTCACAATAAGTTAATGTTGGAATTTCATTTTCTAAGAGATCTTTCCATTCAAACCCGTTAACAGATGAACCGTTATCAATTAAAACTTTATTTCTAGGATATGGAACATCAACATATTGTGAATAGTTACCTGACGAAGTACCTCTATATAATCGCACTGTAGTATTAATATCAGCCATAGAACCTATATTTATAATATTTCCTTTTGTTGCCGATGTTTTTGTTATACTTTTTTCTTCTTGACTAACAGAACCTAATAATTTTTCTACATCTAATAAATTTTGTAATTTATAAAAATACTGTGAATGGTTAAAATTAGCTCTTACTTTATCTGTTTCACTAATTGATATTAGTAAATAATTAGCATTAGTAAATAAACCTGAATGTAATATTTTTTCATTAGTAATTATAGTTCTAGATTTTACTTTAAAATTAGAATATGGTACTATTTTTTTACCTACTGTAGCTAATTCTAGCATTAAACCTGTTAGTGTACACTGTGTTAAACCACCTCCAGTGGGTTCAGCTCTTCTAAAACAATCTTTAATAACAACCTCTTGCATAATATTAGATAAATCAATATCTACTGTATCAATATAATAATTATATGTTGAATATCGTAACTCAAATATTAATTGTTCCAATACATAATTTTGATTAATATTATAATTTCCATAATTTTGTGATTTATCGGTATCAATTATGGTAATTGGTACAATACCATCAATTTTCCAAAAATAACTATTTTTTACATTTATTATACTATTTTTTAATATTAAGCTACCACGTTCAAAATGACAATTTTGAATAGTTGTATTCATACAACTAGTGAATTCATGATGTCCGTTTATTATATTTTGAACTGTTGCACCCCATGAATTAGCTAAAAATATTCCTTTGTTGTTTAGTGTATCATTGTTAGCAACAAAATGGCACTCGTCGAACAATATTCCATCACCTTGTCCCCCTTTATAGAACATGTAGTCTGTTCCATAATTGTAAGAACAAGTTATTTTTCTAAATGAAACATTATCTAAATAAACACTTGCAGTTTTAACAAATTGATAAAATCTAATTGTTTGTATTTGAAAAAAATCTATATTATTTTCACCTAGATAAAATGCCTTTATATTTTGTATTTCATTGACATTGTTAAATATAATATTTTGAATGTTACAATTTCCTTTGTATTCTTCAAACCATGTTGTTGCGTTTTTACTATTTAATAGAAAAATAAAACCATTTATATAATTATCACTAGCTAATGGTACAATGGTACAAAAATTTCCATCAATAGAAATTCCACCTTTTACATAAAACGATTTTGAAACGCAATATGTTTTTTTAGAAAATACTATTTTTTTATTGTGTTCATTAGCATAATTTATTGCATTCTCGATTGCCAAACTGTCGTCTGTTATTCCATCTCCTTTAGCACCAAAAAAATCAACATTTACTTCGTTATATGGACTTAAAATTGTTTGTAATATTCCACTTTCAGCCATTTCATCTAATTTATTATTGATTTCATCTTGAACATCTAAATTTGCAAAATAATTGTCAACATAATCTTTTAAAACATTGAATGCATTTGTCAAACTTTCAACTTGTGTTCCCATTTCATTTGTTTTAGTTGCTACTTCGTTAAAATATTCTTTTAATTTACTCCATAAACCATAAGATGTTAAACTGTCAAAATCTTCCTCAATGAACGGAAAATTTTCCAAAACAAACCATTTAAATGGTGTCATTTTTATTGGATTGTATTTAAAATTATTCATATATTTATACCTCTCTTTCTTATACTAATTGATAAAATAATTCTTCTAAATCTTTAAATATCATTGTATATATATTTTGTCTATTTTCTATAAAATCTTGATATAGTTTTAATTTATCTGATGGGGTTCTTATGATAGTTTCTTTAGTATTCCCCTTATTTTCTGTGTTATCTTCGCTATTAGAAGATGTTTGACCTTCTGTTTCAATCGATGTATTATTAGTAGTATCAGTTGCACTTGTAGAACTTCCTGTAGCTTGACTTATGTCTGTTGATGAACTATTATCTTGTGTATATTTATAATCGTCTACATATTCACCACTTCTAACTTCTGATAGTCTATTTTGTGGTGTATCTGAATTTCTATTATCTGATGTATTTTGGCCTGTAGTAGTTGCGTTATTATTTAATGTATTACTTGATGTTGTATCAGTACTTGTTATATTATCATTAGTTGTATTTTGACTATTTTCAGTTGTACTTTCACTTGTAGTCTTTATATTCCTGCTATCTGTAACTTCTCTTGTAACTTTTTCACCATCGTTGAAAATGTCCCAACCATCTAGCATATCAAACATTTTATTGTACATTGGCATTATTTCATTTAATTTTACATTTAATTGTATTCTAAAAGCTGTTACTGTTTCAAAACCAATTCTACGCATTATAAAATGATTTAATATCATACATTCAAAATCTTCTTTTACTACTTTAGTTGAAAGTGGGTAGTTGAAATTAAAAATTGTACTTCTACCTACTTTTGCTAAATCTTTTATTTTTGTTTTATCTTCTTTGTCAAAATTTACTATACTTTCTAATATACTATATAGTGTTGGTGGTTTTTCATTCCATGTTGGTATCATTGGCATTAGCATTGGTATAAACATTTTCTTCACCCTCTTTCTCATTTGATGATGGCATACCATCATAATATTTTAATGTTAGTTCTATTCCAAATTTTTCTTTTATTTCTTTTATAGCTTGTGCGCGTGGTGTATATCTGTTAAATCTACCCGCTATTGTTCCACCTTGACTTGCTACTACTTCATCTCTGATATTTCTTTCTTTTTTCTGTACTGTCAAATTAGCTACACCAACTAACCTCAAAAATTCATTCCATAATTTTTCTTTTTGTTCGCTGACCTTATCAGATACGAATGGTGCAGGTTGTAATATACATTCTATACCCTCATCGGTTTCTAAATCATCAAAACCTAAAACCTCATTTTCACAACCATCAATATTATTTATTAATGCTTTTATAGAAGCTACTTTATTAGTTGATGCTTTCCATATTCTCGGCGTCTTCTGTTGACCGAATATTGATATCAATCGTTCTTTGTAGTAAAGCCAACCTCTCACTGTACTGAACTATATGTGTTTTTAATGGAATTCGTTTACTATTATCATACATGATAACAAATTCGCCTCTTGTTAAAATTCTACTATAACCATTTCGACCAATTACTTGTATTCTAACAGGTCGACCATAAACATCAAAACCACTCATTGAAATATAAGGTAATGCTAACAATCCCATTTCTTCATCTACAAACCATGCAATACTACCATTAGTTAATAGTTGACTGTTAACATAAGACATATCTATTACGCAGTCTTTAGGCAAGTCTTCAATTTGAAATACATTTTCTGCTATCATTTCACATTGTTGTTTATACATCAAATAAGTTTTAAAATTAGTCATCTGAGAATTTATTAGTTTAGTTTTCATTCGTTACTCCTTTCTACTAAAAAAGAGAGGTCTAAGCCTCTCCGTTTAGTCTTATAATACAGTTATTGAAGCCTCACCGTATTTTGTATCATCATATATACTTGTTGCTCTAATCACTATTGGATTTTCGCTTTCATAACCTGCTGGGATTGTTACATTTCCTCTTTGATCAACTGTAACTTTAGCAGTTTCTGTATCTCCTTTACTATCTTCAACTGACCATTGAACAGCTTTATTTGCCATACCAGTAGCTACTACTGTAGCATTTAATTTTACAGTTTGACCTGCTGATGTTGATAGTGCTGATGGACTAACTGTTACTGATGTTATTGATGGTGTATTTTTTACAAATACTATAGCATTTTCATAAGGGCTTGTTGAAATTACCATTTGTACATGTAAAAAGATATTTCTTTCTAATGTAGTAGGATTGATAAATTCAATTTGTCTTTTACCATCTGAATTTCCATTATCTAAAGATTTATAGAAATCCATAAACCATTTATCAGAAATGATATTACCTACTACATTAGCTAATTGTTCTTTTTCAGCTGCTGTAAATGGTACAAAATCATCTTCTAATAATTCAGCTAATCTTGCTTCATCAAAATCATTATAACCATCAATTAAGGCAAGATTTGTTTTTAATTCTGCTTCATTTCTGAAATATGATTGTGCTAATACATCTGTTGTATATTCAGCTTCACCCTCAGTATCTAACATTGTGATTTGTTTAGCATGTGGTGTAGCTTTTCTTATACCAGCAGGGTTATAAAATGGTTTTCTAAATGTCATTTTATTAGAATATGCTTTCATTTTTGTTAAGATTTGTCTAGGTGTTAGATTGTCAAAATCTTCAATTTGAACTGTAGTAACAGTACCTTGTAAAAATCTTCTTGCTAATTGGTATTTATCAACTTGGTATTTATCATATTTAAATGTTTCGTAAAGGTTTCCAACTGTATCAGCAATAAAATCTAATAAACCGTCTTCGCTATCGAAAGCCATCAATAACTCTGTTTCATTTATTGTAGTAGCATATACTTTTTGAAAATTAACTTCATGTACATATGTTAGTACATCAGGTACAAAACTTTCTAAGAATTTTGTTTTATTATTGTATTCTTTATTATAGTCAAACACTTTAGCTAAATCTTGTATCATTTCTCTAACTTGTTGACCAAATTTTAATGTACCTCTATTTGTAAAACTTTCCCATGGGTTCTCCCATTCATTTCTTTTAATTAATGTCAAACCAATTAAATTGATTGTGTTTATGAATGCGTTTTTATATCTATCTTCATTCATAATTATTTCACCGTACTTTTTAGTACCCTCGCCTTGAATAGGTAAGTCTAATTCTTGTAGTTCTGGTGTTTGATTGATTATAAAACTTAATAATTCTTCATTATTAGTAACTCTTAATGTTCTTGTTCCCATTTTTTCATTCCTCCCTTTTTTAAATATCTTTAATATCAATAACTTCTTTTTCTTCAACTTCGTCGATTTTATCCTCAGGGTTTTCTTTAATTTCATCAACTCCTGCTAAAAATCTTTCTTTGTACCTTGTTTTCATGTCTTCATATTTCCATTTTAGTTCTTCGTTTTCTTTCTTAAGTGTTTCCATTTGTACGTCATCGTTTGAACCCTCTGACATACTATCTTCAACATCTTCTAATAGTGAAATAACCAATTCATCGTTATCTTTAATACTATCAGATATTCTTTGTTTTAGTTCTTGTTTTGATAGTTTCATTTTGAACCCTCCTTTTAAAATATTCTATACTTATATTATTACCATAACATTTTAATTATGTCAAATATTTTTTTAAAATTTTTTCTTTCTTAATTTTCTAGCATATAATACCCATGGAAATTTACTTTTAGGTAAATCTCCCCCGGGTGTTGGTGTAGGCGGTGTTGGTGGTGTTATTCCACCATCAAACTCAATCCAATTATATCTAGGGTATGGTGTAACTATTGTATCATTTACAAATAATGCTTCATCAGGTACTATTCTTTTACAATCTGTAGTATCATAAAAATGATATCTATATTGTGATAAATTTACTTGACCTTTACCTGTTTCTATATGCACATGGTCACCATAAGCATGACCACCTGTTCCTGAATGATTAAAAATTTCACCTTGTCTTTTTATGTCACCTACATTTGAATATGTACCATTTTGTATATCATTATCATGATACACAATAATTCCCATATAATCTATTGAACCATCAGCAAAATGTACTTGATTTACTGATTGCCATAATGCACAACATTCAACAGTATCTTTCCATAATAATTGAATGTCAACAGGTGCATAACATGGAGCTCTGAATACTCTTGTACCTTGACTATCAAGTGGTAAAAAATCAGTAGCATAATATCTTGTTCCACCTTCATGTGATACATTTTCATACCACCCTTGACTTATAATAAAACCGTATTGTAGGAAATAATGCAACTTGTACATTATTACTATCTACCATTGTTTGACCTGCTAACATAAACACACAACCTTTCTAATATAAATTATTTTATTCTTATTTTAGTGCCTGCATATATTAAATTTACATTTTTTATATTATTTAATACTGCTAATTCATTTATTGTTGTATTATATTTTTGTGCTATTGCTGAAAGAGTATCACCTTTTTGTATTATATAATATACTGGTTCGTTTTGTGGTTGTTCTACCTTATTTGTCTGATGATTATTTACTTTTGAATTTTTTATATCTGTAATTAAATCTCTATACATAATATCCATATCAACATTTGCAATAATTCCATCTACTTTTCCAACCCATGAATATTGAAATATATCATATAAACCTTCGTACTTAGTTTGATCATGTGTGAAATCTACATGTGCAATCCATAAAGTGAACATTTTTCTTAATTTTTCTGTATCTAAAAAATTTGTAAACCAATTAAAATTAGCATATATTCCTGCCCAATAACCAGCATTTTCAATTTCTCTGCAAAAAGCTATTGCTATTTCTGTTAGTTGAGTTTTACCTAGTTTTTCCATTTTTGCATTTTCCATATCATAATATACAGGTAAATCTAAACTTCTATTGTCTAACCATTCAATAACTCTTTTAGCTTCTTCTTGTGCTTCTGCTACTGATTGTGCATACGCATATGAATATACACCTACAGGTATTCTTAATCTTTTACATTCTGAGTAGTTACTTTCAAAATATTCGTCTTTTTGATTTGAGTATCTACCCTCACCAATTTTCAAAATACTAAATTCTACAACCTTTTTTGCTTTTGCCCAGTCTATCTTTTTTTGATAGTGGCTAACATCAATACCTTTTTTCATTTGCTACCTCCTCGTTTTACTTCATCTTCTAAACTTTCAAGTCGGTCTGTCATTGCTTGTAGTAGTACATTTGTTTTTTCTTGATTTTCTGTGATTTTTTTCATTGTTGTACTTTGTGAATAAATAATAAATGCTAAACATACTACACCTATGCCATTATTCATTATAAGTGTAATCAATTCTTGCATATTATCACCCCCATTCTTTAGTATTTCATAATTCAATAATAGCATAAGCGACAATATTTGACAATAACTACTTGATTAATTTATTTAAAATATTTTAATAATTCATTTAATACTTCCATTGCGTATAAATGTTCATCTCTTTCTTCATTTGTTGAAGATGAAAAGTTATCTATTTCTTTTATTTTGTTTTTTTACTTGTGTTTTTGAAATAAAATTATTTTTTAATTCTATATTTTCTTTGTATAATTTTTCTATAATTTGTATATAAAAAAAGTTTATGTCCTTTTAAACTTTCTATTGTACTTTGTAAGACTTCTACATTATAATATTTACAACCTTTACAACCTAATTTTTCTTGTCTGCAACTGTTATCTGATTTAGTACACATATACATCAATCCTTTCTAAAATGGTAAATCTCCATCATCTTTATTTTCTTTTTTCTTATTTACATAGTAATCTACTAAATTACTTTTTAATTTAAAATAATCATCTAAGTTTACTACACCATTAGTGAACCACTTTTCTAGTATTTCTAAATTATCAAATAATGCCCCCATCTATTCCACCTCACTTTCTTGAAATATTATAAATGAATAATTATTTATATCATTAACAACTTCACTATGTTGTAAATATTCACCATTTTCATATTCATATGTATTATACCAAGAGTCTTCATTAAATATTTCTATTATGTCTATTGGTTTACTTAATAAATTTCTTTCTATATTTTTTATAATTATTTTCATTAGTTTTAATACCTCCTTCCCTTAACTATGGTCATTATACACCTAACCTATGGTCAATGTCAATAGTATTTTTGAAATATTTTATATTACAATTTTGTAATAATTTTGTAATAATTTTTGTAATATTTCTGTAACAATTTTGTAACATTTTGCCGAATTATGTTGACATGGTCGACGGCGTGTAGTAGTGGTCGTGTGGTGTGCGGTGTTATGTTAAATTGATGTTGTTTTATGTTAAGTGTAAACTGTTTTATGTTGAGTGTAAACTGTTTTATGTTGAGTGTAAACTGTTTTATGTTGACTTGTTTTGTTTTATATTGATTTACGGTCGAACAGTTGTATGGGGAAACAGGTGTTCAGGGCAAGATAGAATATAGCTAC